ATTGCTCTATCAAAATTTGATGAAGCACCTGATAAAGCACTTGATAAAGCACTGATAAAGCACGACTCAAAGCAATGTGAAAGCACCTGTGAAAGCACTGTGAGTATAGATAAACAAAGAACAAAGAACAAAGAAACAATACAACCTACTATTGAAGAAGTAAAGTCCTTCTTCAATGAAAAAGGATATACTACCGATTCAGCCATACGAGCATACGAATACTATTCAGTAAACAACTGGAAGGATAAATCAGGCAAACAGGTAAAAAACTGGAAACAAAAAATGATTGCAGTATGGTTCAAACCTGAAAACAAAAAAATGACCACATCAACAAATTACGCAACACTATCATGAAAGACATAGACATGGAACGCGATGTTCTCTCGATGTTCATCAATAGCTACCAAGCACAAATGCACATCAGCGAATGTAACGAGCATTTTTTCACCGAACCTGAAACGAAGGCAACATATCAAACGCTAAAAAGCCTATTCGATAAGGGCGAACCTATTGACCTTGTTACTATTTCAATGCGCCTAAAGAAACAGGGCTTCCCCGTTCAAACGGCTGCGGCAATTTCGGAACGGTACATCGGGGATGCAAACTTGCAGTTTAAAATCAAAATCCTGCATCAGTTCTACCTGACCAGACAGCTTGCGATTTTAAGCACGGAAATACAACACCAAACCACCGACCGCAACTCAGACCCGTTTGCAATCATCAGCAACGCACAGGCAAGGCTTGACCAACTTTCGGTAATTGACACGGGGGACGGGGTACATATTGCGAAGGTGGCAGCGGAAAGGGTTAACGACATAGCACAGAGGAAAATGAATGGGATTAAAACGCTTGGCGTGCCATCAGGCTGGGATATGCTCGACCGCTTCACAGGTGGATTTGTGCCAGGGGAATTTTGGGTCGTTGCGGGCCGGCCAGGGATGGGAAAAACATCCTGGGCAACGAGCATCAGCATTGCACACGCACTCCGGGCAGGTGGCAAGGTTGCGTTCTTCAGCTTGGAAATGACAAAGGAGGGTCTTGTGGACCGGGTGTTATCTTCGGAATACGGCATTAATTCTGAATGGATCAGGACGGCGAATGTAACGGACGAGCAAATTGAAAACATGGCCCGACTTCAGAACATTGCCCGTATGGCTATTTGGATTGATGATTCCAGGCGGCAAACGATTGACCAAATCCGCTCAAAGTTGAAAATGATGAAGGCCCGACATGGAATAACTCTGGCCATAATTGACTATCTTGGCCTAATCAACCCGTCCGACCCAAAGACAATCCGGGAGCAGCAGGTTGCCTATATTTCCCGGCAATGCAAGTTAATCGCGGGTGAATCGAATATGACCGTCATTGCACTTTCGCAGTTGAACAGGCAGAGCGAGCAGCGTGGAGATAAGCGACCAGGGCTGGCTGACTTGCGGGAATCCGGGGCCATAGAACAGGATGCGGACGTTGTGGTGTTCCCGTTTCGCCCGATGTACTACGAAACCGAAAAGCCAGTTGTGGAGGAAGCGGAAACCATCATCAGCAAGAACAGGAACGGCAGGACGGGAATAATACCTTGCCAGTTTGAAAGTGCTTTTTCCCATTATTTGTTGTAAATTTGCCCCGATGACCCCGGTAAAATGGCTAATCGAACAGCACATCGCGAAGGCGGGCAAGCTGTCCACGGCTGACTATCGCGAAGCTGTAAAGCAGGAAGGGGTACTGATACGCGCAACCTTTGCCGCTGCACTTGAACAAGTTGGCATCACCGCTGCCAGCGCCAAGAAAATAGCGGCTGAATATTACCGACAAAACTATGACACCTGAGATATTTTTAGCCCTGCTATCCATCGCGGGGGCATCTGTGCCTTTCGGGCTAAACAATCAAATAGACAACCTCGGCCCGTTCAGCGGCTACAAGGTATTTCGCTGCCCTGTTTGCCTGTCGTTTTGGATTGCACTCATTACGATTGCGCTGATGGGCGGCAACCCTGTGTATGCTGGCCTTGCGCCTATCTTCGCTCAACTCATTCACAAGACACTATACTGATGTATCGCAACGAAATAGCGGAAAACAGCCTGTGTGCCTTTTGGGGCGAAAACATCCGCGATGGGATAACCATTGCCCGGTATCACAGGACGGAACAGCGCACACCTTTTGACATTCATTGGACGATGGGCGGTGACTACTTTCAGAACTTTTCCCCTAACTACCTGGAAGCCATCGCGCTGTTCAGGGCAGAAACGCGACACAGGAACGAACCACCGCATTTCATCGTATGAACGCAGAACAGAAAGCTCAATTTGAGCAACTATTTCCAAAATGGAAAGCGTACAAACGCAACCTTGTGTGGACTTTTGACGGGGCGGAAACTGCGATAATTGAAAAGCTTGCTTACGTTCTATTAGGGCGTACGCTCAACACCTGCCCATCGTGCAAAATTGAAGCAATGAGGCAATTAGAAAACCTATACAACGCATGAAGACATACCTACACAGCGGCAACGCGGGCGATGTGATTTATATGTTGCCCACTATCAAAGCAAACGGAGGCGGCACTTTGTATCTGAACCCTGACCGACCCGCACAATACGCAGCGGGCCTGGCCCATCCTGGAGGGGGTGTGATGCTCAACGAAAATATGTGCAATATGTTGCGCCCATTGGTGGAGTATTGCGGCATAAAGTGCGAATTGTGGCACGGCGAAGCGGTGGATTACAACCTCGACCTATTCAGGGAGCAGCGCATAAACCTTTCGGCATACGACATCAGGCGTTGGATTCTTTCGGTTTATCCTGAACTTCTCCCCGGACCTGCCTTTCGCATCAATCGCCTGAATAATCCTTACATCACCGTCAATCTTTCGGAGCGATACCGCAACAGCGCGGCGGGAGGTGATGCAAAGTGGGCCATGTTGCAGGAGCAGCCATACGATGTGTTTTTCATCGGTGTGCAGCAGGAGTTTGAAAAGTTCAAGAGATTTTGCATAAAAGCAAAGCCAATTTATATTTCCGATTTTTTGCACATGGCAAATTTTATCGCAGGCGGCCTCATGCACTTTGGAAACCAAAGCAGCCCTTTCGCGGTTGCGGAGATATTCGACCTGCCCCGGGTGTTGGAACTTTCGCCCTACTGCCCTAACGTTGTCAGCACGGGGGAAAACTGGGGTGTTGTTTACAACAACGAAAACATGAAGTGGCACGTGGACAGATTGGCCCGCATGGAACAAAATCCGGAAACGCCCATTGTAATAAACCCCAGCTGATGGCAGAAACACGCAAAGCATACGCACGCAGATTTCAAGAAGGCTTCTTTGAAAAGTACATCAAGGGCCACGGCATTGACATCGGATGCGGGAGGATTGATACGCACGATGGGCAGGACACTATTTCTCCCGATGCTGTTCACCATGACAAGGACATCTGCGACGCGACCACTATGGACGTTTACGCGGATGACACATTCGACTACGTTTACGCATCGCACGTGTTGGAACACATCTCCGACCCTGTAACTGCCCTGAAGAACTGGTATCGCATCTGCAAACCAGGGGGGCATATCATCATCAGCTTGCCACATCGCGACCTATACGAGCGGAAGAAAACGCTGCCTTCCCGATGGAACCAAGACCACAAGTATTTTTACCTTCCGTTTGCCTGTGAACCGCCTCACACGTTCAGCGTTGCGGGATTGTTGCACGCTGCCTTCACTTTCCCGTTCGATTACGAAATTCGGGTAATTGATACGGCAACGAATGCTGATAAGCCGGAGGAACACAACAATGGGGAATTTTCAATCGAAGTAATTATTCAGAAATAACCATTATGAACAAAGTATACATAGTTTCAGCACATGATGAAATGGATCATAACGACCCAATCATCTTAGCAGTTTTTTCAAATCACGATGCAGCCTCTGAATATTGGGCGGCCTGTTATGCAAAAATGGAAGCGCACGGCGATACGGTTGAGGATGAATCAGGTAATAGCAATTTTGATGAGTGGCTAAGAACCAATCCTTTCCGAATGGGTAAAAATGGATGTGCGACAGATTTTTACATAACTGAACACGAAGTTTTTGAAAACGTACAAGCTCATCTACCTTGAAGCACGCAACCTCACCCCGACCGATTTTATCCCATGCGAAGTCTGCGGAGGACAGGCGGTGGACATCCACCACATACAGGCAAGGGGGATGGGTGGCAGCAAATCACGGGACACACCCGAAAACCTTATCGCCCTGTGTCGCAGCTGCCATCATGAGGCTGACTTTGGCACGGGATTGCCGAAGGAATATTTACGAACGATAGTCAATGAAGCTTTACAAAATAAAGGACGTTAAGTTAAACCCAGCGAACCCGCGAATCATCAAAGACGATAAGTTCGCGAAGTTGGTTGAATCGCTGAAGGAGTTCCCGGAAATGGCAAACATCCGACCGATTGTCTGTAATACGGACATGGTCATCCTTGGCGGCAATATGCGCTTTAAGGCCATGCAGGCGGCAGGATGGAAAGAAGTTCCTGTTGAGGTTGTGGACTGGCCCGAAGATAAGCAAGCGGAGTTCGTGATAAAGGACAACGTGAGCGGCGGTGAGTGGAACTGGGATATGCTGGCGAACCAATGGGATATTCAGAAACTTGATGATTGGGGTTTAGATGTTCCTGATTTTGTAGGAGAGGAACTTGAAGCAGAAGAAGATGATTATGAGATACCCGAGCAAATTGAAACCGATATTGTGCTGGGTGATTTGTTTGAGATAGGGGAACATCGTTTGCTTTGTGGGGATAGTACGGATAGCGACCAAGTGGCAAAGTTGATGGATGGGAAGAAGGCGGATATGGCACACAACGACCCTCCTTATGGAATGAAAAAAGAGAATGAGGGTGTTCTAAATGATAACCTAAACTACTCGGATTTGCTTAATTT